GCGAGTATCTCGGGCTTAATACGCTAAGGGGTCTGGACGAGGTACTCGTGATGCCCGGAGCCAAGACCGTTACAGAGGATTTCAGCGATGCCCCAGAGTATTGAGCAGCGGATAGTTTACCGCGGTAAAGAGGTCCGCGCTAGTGCCGACGGCAAGCGGCTAGAGGGCTACGCGGCCGTGTTCGATTCGGACTCTGAGCCAATCGGGTACACCGAGCGCATCGCGCCGGGTGCCTTTACTCGTAGCCTGGCCGACGGAGACGAGGTGCTTGCATTGGTGGAGCACGATCCCGGTAGGGTTCTGGGCCGGCTATCAGCTGGAACGCTGGAGCTTAAGCAAGACAAGCGGGGTCTTTGGGTATCCATCGACATCCCCAACACAACCGACGGCAACGACGTCCGCGAGCTTGTCCGCCGCGGCGACCTTAGCCAGATGTCCTTCGCCTTCGTCCCGCATGAGGATGGAAGCCAATGGGAAACGGACCAACGAGGCGGGCGAAATCGCCTCATAACATCGGCAAAGCTTTTCGACGTCAGCGTCGTTTCTGTGCCGGCATACTCAAAAACTGAAGTGTCAGTGAGAAAAAGAAAACAGGAGGGTACCGCCGTGGAAATGGTAGAAACCCGAGACAAGTACGACGAGATTAAACGGCTCGTCGATGCAATGCGCAACATACTCGATGCCGAGGAATCCGTTGAAATGTCCTCAGAGGACGAAGAGAAGTATGACAAGATGGAAGCTCGGGTAAACCAGCTCCAAGCGGAGCTTGCTAAAGAAGAGCGCCGCGGCCGTCTCGCAAGCACCGAGCACAAGCTCGATCAACCGACGATGGATATTCGTACCTCTCGTAAAGAAAAGGCCGTAGCTGGCCGGGATGAGGCCGAGCAGTCGCGCGCATTCTGGGCATGCATGGCTGGTACTGCAACGCCCGAGCAACGTGCGATGTCCGTGGGCGTTGATGCCCAAGGCGGCTACGCGGTCCCCACTGAAATGGAGCGAGCGATCCAGGAGGAGCTAGACAAAACTGGCAATATCCGCACGCTCGTCCCAGTTATCCAAGCCCGCAACGATACCAAGATTCCGATCGAGTCGGACATTGGTGCCGGGGAATGGGTGGCCGAGCTTGGCACAATTACGCCGGCGAATATGACGCTATCACAAGCTGAGGCGAAAGCCTACAAGGCTTGCGCAGCGGTTAGCGCATCCGTTGAAATTCTCTCCGGGGATGCCGTTGTAGATATGAATGCCTACCTCGGTAAGGTGCTTGGGCGCCGGTTGGCCCAGACGCTCGAAACGGCCTATTGCAACGGCGACGGTAGTGGCAAGCCAAAGGGCTTGTTCCAGCTTACCGGCGGCGCTGGCAACTACACCGACCCCGTAACGTCGGACAATGTGATCGAATTCTGGTACACGCTTCCAGCTCAGTACCGAGCTAATGCTACATGGCTCTGTAACGATGCCTCCGTAAGCGTTATTCGGAAGCTTAAGGACACTTCGGGCCGGTACCTCTGGGTTCCAAGCGAGCGATATAGCGATCTGCGAGATGGCGTAGCCGGGACCATTATGGGCACGCCCGTGTCGATCAACAACTATGCCCAAGGCACGGTAGCCAATCCTGAGTTCGTCCTCGCGGACTTCTCATTGGCGTATCGTATCTATGATCGTGGTGCTACTACCATGCTCAGCGATCCGTACACGAACGCGAGCACGGGCCAAGTTAATCTGTACAGCTATCGGCGCACCGACGGCCTCCAGATTATCGCGGATGCAATGTCACGATGGGCCGCTTGATCGGTTAGCGATTGGCGAGAGTGGGCCGCGCGCCGAGTCCTCCTTCACGGTGGCGCGCGGCTCTTCTCTCGGTTAGGGTTTCAATGGGATACAACTACAACCGGCAACCGTTGCGGCTTACGTTTGGCACTGCCTCCTTGTGGGGTTCCGTTGCCTTGGCTCCGTTCCGTAGGTTTCTCCGCTTAGGCGGTACGACCGAGGGAAACACAGAGCTACAAGAGATAGTCGAGTTCGCCGGGCCTTGGGTGGAAAGCCAATGCGCTACGTCATTAGCCGAGCGGTCTATGGTGCTCAAGGTGAACATCGGAAGCCTGTACATCGTAGACGTCCACGGCGACCGGTTTTGCGAATTGCCGTACGGACCAACAACCGCCGTCGCAAGCGTCTCGTGGTCCGGTGGTTCCGATATTGGCCCCACGCTTGAAACGGACACTATCCCTGAGCGTGTCAAGGTTCCCGACGATGTTCCGGCGGACGCTCTGGAGCTTACGGTTAACTACACGGCGGGGCACGCCACCTGGGCCGCCTTCACGCCGCAGCAGCAATTCGCGGTAATGGTCGCCGTTAGTCACTTCTGGCAGAATCGAGAAGCCGTAGCCGTTGGCGTATCCGCTACGCCTATGCCCTTCATGCTCGGCCAAGCGTTAGCGGCCATTGATCGGAACCCAATCGGATGAGGTTGGGAATGCTTACCATCCCGGTAGACGTGAAGCGTGCAACCGTTACGGGGACGGACGATTATGGGCACGCTGAAATGTCATACGCCACCCAATACTCGGACCTGATGGTCTCGGTAATGGAAGCTCCACAAACGATGGTAGACGGTGACGCCGACGGGCGTAGCCGGCGTACTGTGGCGAAGTTTACCGCGGCTTGGGTTCCAGGCTTATCCATCCAGCCCCGCGATAGGGTCGAGTGGGACGGGGATACGTACGAGGTCGAGACGTTCTTTAACAAGCTCGGGCTTAACAAGTTCGCCGAGTTTACGGCGGTTAGGTTGGACCGTGGATGAGCGATCTAGTCAAGACTGCACACGCCTTGTTGGTTGCTTCGTCGCCTGTCACGGCGATAGTTGGTACGCGTGTATCTGCGTTGTATCGGGAGGAGGGCGACGAGTTGCCCTCTATAGTTATCGAGGTAGATGGGGTGGAGCCCGATCTAGCCACGGGCCTCTCGGGGATCGCGTCGATGATACGCGGGGACCTGACGATCGTATGCTTCGCGGAGGACTTGGGGACTTGCGTCGACTTGGCCCAGAAATCCGCGAGCGCGCTAGGTGGACAGCGTGGGACGAATGCCGACGGCAAGGGGTACGCGGTAGCAGCGAGCATTAGTACAGATTCGGTGGAGGCCGCGCTCGGTGGTGGGGCTTCTGGACCGGTAAGCATTAACGTAGAGGTAGAACTCTACTTGGATACGTAGAGGATTACTCATGGCACTATTAACACCAATTGGCTCGAAGTTTAAGATTGCAGCGGCCGGCGGAAGTCCCGCGGAGGTCGGCGAGGTTGTAAGCATTAGCGGCCCTAACCCCTCGGTAGAGGCTTTGGATACCAGCTCGCTCACAGATACCTACGCCACCCGCATAGCAGGGCGTACGGATTGGGGCACGGTCTCTGTGACGGTAAACGTCACTGAGGACCCTACGGTCTTTAAATTCTCCACGCTTGCCGCTCTTGGCGGTACCGCCGTGGATTGGGAGATAACCATACCCTGTACCGATTGCTCTTCGGACCCAATGACCTTCTCGGGCTCAAATGCCATCTGTGGCCAGGTTGGCGTAAACGTAACCTCGGGCTCGGTTGTACAGTCGACCGTCGAGCTTCAGCTCTCGGGTGATGTGACGCTTGCCGTAAGTTGATCGGTGACAAGGCAGCACGACAGGACGGTGGTTCATTTGGGCCTCCGCGATTGGCTCGTCCTCGCGGCCGTCGCGGTGCCGTTGGTCGGCTCGTATATGCAGCTCTCGATCGCCTTCGCTCGTATGGAGGCGAATCAAACGCATATTCTGGACCGCCTGGAGCGGATGGAGAATCGGGAACGATGAGACAGGTACTAGACATCTTGGCAGCCGGCGGGCTCTTGCTCGCGTTAGGTGGTTGCGCCCTCTTTACCCCGGTAAACGCTTCACCAGTAAGCGAGGCCGCTACCGTGGTCACTCGATCAATTGTGCCGGCAAGTGTATCGTGGCCCCTAGCGGTAGGCTCTATCTTGATAACCGCGGCGGCCGTCTTTACGTGGGTCGCCTTGGGTAATCGCCGCCGTGCGTTGCTCATGCTCGCCGCAGCAATCGCTTGTGCCGTCTTGCCCCCTATCCTTCTAGACCTCTTCGGTAAGCTAGTGTGGCCCCTCGTGGTGGTTACGACGTTAGTAGGCTTGGCAGCCGTGGCGTATGCCGCTCGGTGGGCTTGGGATACGTGGAGGAAATAGCCGTGCCGATGAATCCCACATGCCACGTTGCGGGCTTTGATTCCACCATTGAGAACCTCCGCGCCTACTCGAACAGGATGCAGCAGAACATCGAGCGCAAGGCTATGCGCCAGACGATGCAACGCATTCGCAAGTGGGAGAAACGTATCTGGAAGAATTACCCCGTAGAGAAGTCTTCGCTTGAGTGGGGCAAGAGCATCACCAAGACCTACAAGTCTGGGCGTACTAAGCAGGTAACGGCGTACTCGATCCGCAAGGACGCGGCTAAAGCCGTCAAGGTAGCCGTAGGCACCCGGCGGCCTAAGCGTGGCAGCGCGGTCTCGGGGGTTGTGGGGTACGACGTGTACGGCCGTGTTTTCCTGGGCAAGAAGAAAAATGCCGGCGCGGCCAAACTGGCCCATTTTCTTGAGATGGATCGTAAGGGGCACAAGGGGAAGCACCGTATCAAGGCTATGTATAAGGCGACACGCCAGCGCATCTTTGATACATTCGCCGCGGCGCTGGACGTGTATATCCAGCTCCCCAATGCCAAGGCTAAGGCAGTGCGCGAAAAGATCTTCTAGGAGGACTCATGAAGTTACGACCACCCACCGGGGCCGATTGCGTTTGGTTTCAGGATTGCATTTCCGCCAAGAAGCCGCCTAATGCGGTGGACCTTATTACCCGCTTTAGCGATCTAAGCCGGGAAGAGGTCGAGGCTATGCCGGCGAAGGAAGTGTGGCCTTTATACCGTAAGGCTCAGGACGATATCATGGAGGGTTTCCCGTCGGGGGAAGCCGACTAGGGGCATCGCGTATGTTCATCCACCGACTAGCCCTAGCCCTCGGCAAGACCGTCCGCGAACTACTCGCGGACCTTACTACGTCCGAGCTTCACGACTGGCAGCAGTTCGACGCTCAAGCCGGCTTGCCTGATATAGCCGCACAATGGCAGCGAGCGGCAGCCATCTCCGTAGCTGGAGCCATTGCCGGGTCCAACCTGGAAACGAGCGAATACGTGCCGCTGATGGCGTGGGATAAAACGCCGGCGACGGCCCAAGATATAGCGAAGGCGTTTGGTAATGGCTAAGTCGGATATTGGAACGCTCACGATCTACATGGACGCCGTGACGGATAGGTTCCACGCGGGCCTCGGCAAGGCCGAAAAGTCTATGACCACGTTTCGGGGCAAGATTAAAGGCTTCAATCGCACCTTTACGGAGATGCGAAACAAGGTACTTCTAGTCTCGACTGCGGTCGAGGCGGGGGTTAAAGCCTTTAGAGCACTCGGCGCGATTCTAGAAGGAGACTTTCAAGGAGCGCGGAAGTTCTTTGAATCGATGCCGTTGGTGGGTGGGACTATCAAGGCGATCGGCGAGACCATTAGAAGTTGGACCGGCATCACTGACGAGCTAGAGGCTATCGAGGCGAGGATT